TTTACGTGGAACGTAATAAGTTAGGCGTAAGGCGTGAAGCGTTGAACGCTAAACGTTGAAAAATGGGTAGCGACCCAATGGGTATGCGTAAACGTGATACGTGTAGCGTTTGTGATAGCGTTTTTAATAACGCGTTAGCGTTATAAGTTCAAACGATAAGTACCTTATTAGAATCTAATTCTTAAGTACTACTTACTCTCTCCGAGACAGTCTCCCAGTGACCAGTTGTCGGTCTAAAAGGCACGTAGTCTACCCCCCTGATTTTTAAAAAGTACGGGTGTGTCCCGTGAGAAAGGCGTGGAACGCAAAACATGTCTCTCGGCGATCGGAGACGCAAGAACGCGTCACAAGATGAGCAGCTTGAGGCGTTGGACGATTTGGAACTCTTTGAGGCGTGGAAACCGCTCTTGAAGAAGTTGGGGAAGCGTCCCGGCGAGTTGACGGGCCAAGAGGTCGTGGACGCATTCGGGGCGTTGGGGCCGCTCGTCATGGCCGAGATCATGTTGCACTCGAAAAACGACCGGACGCGCGTCGTGGCGGCCAAGGAGATGGCCTACATGTCGGGTTTGAAACCCGTGGAGCGTTCGCAGAATTTGAACGTGAACGTTCTGGCCGAGGCCGAGATTGACGCGCTCCTTCGGAGCAAATTTGGAGAATTGGGAATCACAGTCATCGAAGACTCTGGACCTCGGAAAGCTCTCGCTCGCACAGAAACAAAAACTTCTGCGAATGGCCGAGCAGATCGAGCAGTCGAGAAAGTTTCGGAAACTTGATGCCTACAAGCCGCACTCGGGCGCGTGGAGAGGGGCGCCGAACGATGGACAGCTCGCGTTCCACAAATCAGATACGCGCGTGCGACTTTTACTGGGCGGAAACCAGTCAGGAAAGACTATCGCTGGCGTGGTCGAGGCCGTCTGGACCGCCCTGGGAATTCATCCGTATCGCCGAGTTCGGGTCCCGAATCGGGGGCGGATCGTGGCTTCTCTCGGATTTGAAGAGGGCGCTGGACAGGTCATCGTCCCCAAAATTTACGAATGGCTTCCTCAGGGATCTCTGCTCCGGACGCCTCGAAACAATCAGGCTGGGATCCCTGCTCATTGGGAATTCGTTAACGGGTCGGTCATGAATATTTTATCGGGCGAACAAGAGACGAAGGTCTTCGAAGGATGGACGGGCGATTGGGCTTGGGTGGACGAGCCTTGCCGCAAGGACATCTACGAAGCCACGCGCCGCGGCTTGATCCGCCAAAAGGGGCGCCTCTGGATGACCATGACGCCGCTCCAAGAGCCTTGGCTCTATAACGACCTGTGGACGCCGGCCGTCACCGGCGATCGCAAGGACATCTCCGCGTTCATCATCGACACCTACGACAACTGCAAGGATAACGGGGGCTACCTTGACCGCGAGGAAATCGAAGCGTTCGAAAAAGACCTCCCCGAAGATTTGCGCGAGACGCGTATCCACGGGCGGTTTCGTCACCTGTCGGGCCGAGTTTACGGAGAGTTCGACCCGTCCGTCCACGTCGTTAAAGCGTTCAAAATCCCGGACCACTGGCCCATCTACGAAGGGATCGATCCTCACTTAAAGAAGGAACACGCCTACTGCCAATGGACGGTGAACCCCAAGGAAGGTGACATCTACGTCATCGCCGAGATTTACGCGAAACTCACCATCCCCGATTTGGCCCGCGCGATTTTGAAAATGCGGGAAGGCCGGCGGGTCGTTCGGACGTTGATCGACACGTCCTCGGAAACGCCCGACTCCATTTCGCGCCAAACCCCGCGCCGCGTACTGGAACAGCACGGCGTCCGAACCCGGTGCGTCAATAAAAACGAAAAGAGCGTCATGCACGGCATCCACGTGATGCGCGACCGGCTCACCATTCGCGAAAACGTTTTGGGAGAGAAGAAACCCTCTTACTACGTTTTCGACACCTGCCGCCGGCACATCAAGGAATTCTTAAACTACGTCTGGGACGACCGCGATGACGATTACTCCGTCAAGGATCGCCCGCGGAAAATCTACGACGACATGATGGATCTCGACCGCTACTTCGTCACCGAAAATTTGAATTTCGACGGAGAGGAGAGGGGACCCGTCAAGGTCTCCAACGTGCTCTATGGCCGAAGGTGAAAATACCGAAACGCCGGCGGAAGGGATGGCGCCTCCCGAAGATGTGGGGACCGTGCGCTTAACCGCGCCCGTTGAGCGCAAGATCGTGGTCATCGATCGCATCCCGAAAATTGATTACGACAAAGAAAAGCTCATCCAATGGATTGTAGATCAGCGAACCTTCATGATCCAGGATCGTCAGGTTTGGCAGGAGCGGCAGAAAAAATACCTCTCCCAATGGGACGATTACCTGACGCACGACCGCGACGGCCCTTGGGATAACGCCGCCAACTTCCACCTCCCTCTTTCCATGCAGATGATTAAGGCCGCCCACGCGCGGTTCAAACAGGCCATTTTCGCCGTGCGGCCGTGGTGGATGCTCATGCCCATTGAGAAGTTGGACGTGGCCCGCATGAAGACGATCGACGTCACCATGCGTTGGGCGGTGGCCAATTACGTCAACCACTACAAAGGCATCGAGTCCGCGATCGACGACTGGATCTGGGACTTCGTAACCGTCGGATGGGCGGTCATGAAGCGCCGGTGGCAAATCCTTCAGCGTAAAGCGATCGTGATCGAGCCCGTGGATCCGCGCGCGCGCGAGGCGCAAGAAGGCGAGGCGCAGGCCGGTTTTGAAATGCTCTATACCGAGATGGCCAAGGCCGACGGAAAGCCCGTGACCGATGAGACCAAGGCACAAGTGATCGGCCGCGAGGTGGAAAAGTTGCTCACCTACTTCGACGGACCCGTGATCGAGCCATTGGCGCATCAGGATATTCTCTTCCCGGGAGCCTTCCAAGACGTTTCCGATCTGAACCAGCCACACATCGTTTGCCACGATTTCGACATGGACGCGTCGACCCTCCAGATGAACGCGAACAGCAAACTTTTTGACCCGGAAATCGTGACCGATATTTTGGGGAAAGCGATGATCGATCACCCCTCCGTTCAGAGGGATGACGGTTTGAAACAAGACATCGGCCGCTTACAGGATCGTTACCAGGGCGTGAAGACGGTCGACGCGGACGCGACGATTAAACAGGCCCGCATGAGCGAGGTCTTTTGCCGATACGACATCGACGGCGACGGGATCGACGAAGAGTTGATCGTGACGGTCGCCTTGGACGCCCGGAAAATCGCGCGTCTCACCTACCTGGACCGCGTGACCAAGACCGGGAAAAGACCTCTTCACAAGATCGATTTCATCCGCCGCCCGCGCCGCCCGTACTCGTTGGGGCTTTTGGAGCTTTTGAATCCGATCAACGAAGAGGTCGACGAGATCCACAACATGCGAATGGATTTCGGCTCCCTCACGAACATCCCGTTTTTCTTCTTCCGGTCGTCGTCCGGGCTGAAACCGGAAAAAATTCGGATCGAGCCCGGGATGGGCTACCCGCTGGACGACCCGCAGAACGACGTCAATTTCCCGCGGTGGTCGAACTCGACCGCGTGGGGCTTCCAGGAAGAGCAAAACCTGATGGGTTGGGCCGAACGGCTCACATCCTTGACCTCCATGTCCATGGGACTCCCCTCCGAGCGCGTCGGCGCTTCGCGCACGGCCTCCGGCATGATGAGCTTGCTCAACGAGGCCAACACGAACCTGGACGTGATGCTGGGCCGCCTCAAGACGGGCTACGCGGAACTGCTCCAGGGCCTCCTGGCCGATCTTCAGGAAAGAATGCCCGACGACCTCAAGGTTCGCGTCATGGGCGCCGACGGGCGCATGGAGTACGGGAAGGCCGGGGAGCCGATGTTCATCACACCCACGCGCGAGGACATCGGCGGGCGGGTGGATTTTATTTTAACCGCGAATTCTTCGAACTCGAATCGGGAGTTGCAGAAGCAAAACGCCATTCTCTATTCGCAGCTCCTCTTAAACCCCATCAACCTTCAGACCGGGATCGTCCGCCCGGGGAACATCTACGCGATCATGCGAAATATTTTGGAAAAGCATGACGTCCTGTCGCCCGAAGAATTTTTGACGGCGCCGGCGGACTACCAGATGCCGCTGCCCCTCTACGACGAGATCGCGGCGATCA